ATTGTGTATCTATATGCTTGTATTATCTTTTGCGTTCTAGTCATAATTTTCCTTTTAGCAGAATGCCTCTTCTGCTTCTGTTTTTCTTCCTGTTGTGTCATCGCTCAAAGTCTCTGGTACCGAAAATGATTCTGTTGCTAGGCAAACACATTCTTTCTCTGATTCCCCCATTGACCTTAAGGTAAGGAAACCCTCTCTTATCATCTCTTTGGTTTCGTTGCGAAGATCCCATTCTTGCTTCTTTACTGCCATCACCCTTTTTTCCTCCAATTTTCTTTTCTCGTTCTCTCTTATCTTCCTCTCTAGAAAGGCTAGGTTGCTAACGTACATTCTTTCGCCTCCTATATTTACCTGCGCCTGATTACCACTTGCTATGATATCTAATGCTATCACCGCTCCTGCAAAATACTTCTTGATATATGATATCCTCTTAAGGTCCGATTGTTTTGCACCAAAAAGTATTGCACAATCCTTTCTTGTTATCTTGTCTCCTGCTTCGTGTCGTGTAATGTAATACCTATCTGCGTCTATTGCTAATTCGGATGGTGTCTTCTTTCTTCTGTTCTCTGATGCAATTATCTGCAATACTATCTCATCATACGTCATGTCTTCCGGTATTGAAAACGCCTTTACCTCTCCTATACCCAACTCAATTATTGCCCTCCTCCTATGCACACCGTCTATCACCTTATTGCCCTGTACCCATATAGGGTCTCTCTGTCCTATGCTGGCTATTGAATTTTTTAACCCTATATACTCGTCATCGGATTGTCTACGATTCATAAAAGCTTTTTCGTGTATCTCTAGCCTTTCTGCTTCTATGACTTTTACCGTATAATCATACTTCATATCTTACCTTTCTGATCCATAAGATTTGAGTTCTAAATGGGCGACCTACTCGCTCATTCCTTCTCGATACATAGTATAGTATATAATTACTTAATTTTCACTTAACAGGTAACATCGACTTAACGCCCATTATATGGGAAAAATTACTCTGAAAAGTCCGCGGCGGACTTTTTTTATGCAATGATATTGGTATAGAATGGATGATATTTGGGTAAAAAAGTCACCTATATATTACCTATAGCGGACTTTTCTGTTTTTAACCCTCCTTAAAAAACTACCGATAGCTGATATCTTTTTCACCTCCTTACACGCCCTGATCAAATAAAACGGAGCCCCCCGACCAACGGGAGTGGTGGGGTGGGTTTTATTTGTATAAGAGGCGTGTGTAATATTATAACCTCCCGGAGGGCTATATATTGTGTAGGAGGGCTAAATAAGCTCTTTTAACCTATAACCTATACCATTTGACCTAGAGAGGATAATAATGCCTTTAAGGGGCTATTGTGTGATGCTATATAGTGTTTAGGGTGATTAGGAGATCCATTGATGGAACCATGAAAGGGATAGTCTTATAGGGTCTTATGATTTATAAGGCACTGCGGCTTGTACGACCTCACCCCTCCGGGGATCAGCCCTACCGCCTCGTGCCATGGTTGGGGTTTTCTTTTCTTTTCTTTTCTTTTGATTCGGGTTTAGTTAATTACCCCTTGACAAATAGGCTTAAAACGGATATAATTTTTTATTAAAAATTATATTCCTGTTTAGAACGTATATAATTCTTTATTAAAAGAGAGAGCCAAAGGTTTCCGAATACCTGCTTTCCCTCTCTTTCCATAAGGGCTTATACATGAGAAAGCGAAATTCGGACCTCCTCTCTCACCCCTTAAATACATGACCGGAAAGAAAAGATGACACTTCTAAATAAGGAGCGACTGATGATAGAGACTGTTGACAGGATAGGCGTTTTCCCTAAAAATAAAGTAACCCTTATGTTGGGATTGCCTGGGGTTGGTAAATCCACTACTGCTATAAAAGAGCTACAGCACCATGGAGTTATACCTATCTGGTTTAACCTTGACCATAGTGATACCACGGCTGATAAAGATAAGATAGATATGTTTGATGATAAATATTTATCTGACCTTCTCATGTGTAAAATAGGTGATATAAAAGGGAGGGTTGTTGTTATTGATACCTACACCCGTCTTGACTCTTATGTGAGAGATGAGATGTCTGCTTATACTGATGGGGTTGATATACAAAAGTTTATCGTTAATAGATTGGAGCTTCTTGCTAATAGCGGAGTAACTGTTATTGTCTTGGCTCACCCTGAAGATTATGTTGGGAGAGATGGGATATTTAAGGATAACCCTTTACTGGCTCGAAACTGTTACGAGTTGATAACGATAGAAACACGGATATCTACTGCGAAGAAGGAGTTGGAGTCTGGTAATGCGATATCATATTACACCTACATAAAGAAGGGTCGTAATTATAAGGGTGATACTTTTATTACTAATTGGATGAGGGATTAAAGTTCAAAAAGATAGCCATTTTTTGAACTTTATAGAAGCCAAAAAAGCTGACCATTTTGGCTATTGTAAAAATCTTCCCATTTTTCTAATAGTGAACCTTTTTGCCATAAGGTGCTTTAAGAAAATATTAAGGTTTGCCCTATACCCGTGATTAGAGCCCTTTAGCCTTTAGCCTATACCATTTATCCTTTACATGGTTCAAAGCTCTTTAAGGGGCTATTGTGTGATGTTATTAATTGGTTTAGAAGGTTGATAGTTGTATAATCTGTTTGTCGAAAGACAGCATAAGCTTGCCTGGCAGTTCGCTCATGTTCCTTTAATTTATGTCCCCCCTGGAAGTCATTCGCTAGGGGGTTCTTTTCTTTCCCTATTATCTTATTGTTATGATTCGCTTTAGCGATATGTTTTTACTGTTTATTTTAAAGGATGTTTATGGATCTGTTAAGAGATGTTTTGGTTGGTCAGTTTTTGGGTGGTCAGAAGACTAGACGTAAGAAGAAGCGATTGGTTCAGACGATGTATAGTCAGTTGTTTAATGTGGAGAGAGCTTGCGAAGCAGCAGGGTGTTCTGTTGCATCTTATTACACTTGGTATAGGAAGGATCCTGTATTTGCAGAGAAGGTTGATTCTGTTCGTGATAGGATTGTTGATGTTGCAGAGTCAGCATTACTAAAGAATGTAATGGCAGGTAAGGAGCAGAGTATTATGTTTACGCTTAGATCCAAAGGGAAACATAGAGGATGGGGTGATTCTGTTAGTGTTGTCCAAACTATAGAACCTATTGATGTTTCTATAGTTAAGGATGAGATAATGGAAGAGCTAGGGCATACAGAAGGTATCAGTAGGGCGTAGCTTATGGTCACAAAAGATCTTATCATGTTGATAGTGATGTGATGGTAATGTTACTCCAGCATCAGGTGTATTGTCCTGTATAGATAGCCTTTTCTCCAAGGTATAGCTTTGCCCCATATAGAGTACCTTAACAGCTATAGAGAAATCAGAACAGGGCTTATATTGGATGATAGCTGTATTACCTGTTGCGACTATAATCCTATTGACAAACTTAGAGACATTTCCCTCAAGATAGGATCCATTTTGATGTGGCTGTAATAACCATTCGTAGGTTGCCCCCTTTGGTATATTGATTCCTGTTGCTGTAAATTTAGCTATCCAGGGGCTAAACGGATCATCCTTAATCTTACGATGATGTTCTGTAATATCTATCTCAAGAAGCCTCATTGCATGTCCCCTATTTATGGTTCGCCCTTTTGCTCTTATCATTGGTTCTCCTATTTACTTTTTGATATGATACCCAAAACACAAAGGCTATCAAATGTATGTACCATTGCCCGATACTATAGAGTTTATGATGTGGCAAAAGAGATACCTTACTTCCTTATCTAACAAATCAGCTATTTCGCACTATAAACTTATTGACTATTATGGATCCATAGAGAAGGATGATATTGGCTTATCAAAGGTACATAGAGGATGGGGTAAAACAGAGTGGAATGCACGTTATGCCTTGTGGCTTATCTGTAGTGGAAGAGAGGACTATATACTGTTTGTAGGTGGAACACAGGATCTTACTAACGATATCATATCCTCCCTATCAGAGATGCTTGATGATGTAGCTATTCCGGGGATTAGCGTTAAGAGGTCTGTAGAGGGGATATTAGAGCTTAATAGAGAGAATGGCAATGTAGGTTACCTTGTAGCTAAATCCGTTAACAGTAAGCTCCGTGGTGTAGCAAAGGGAAAGAAGAGGACGAGACCAACGATGATTGTCCTTGATGATATTGTAGATGATGAGATGGCGTTAAACAGGATAAGGATGTTTAGAGCCCTTAAGTGGCTAACATCAGCCCTTTTCCCAACATTGGTTCCCGGTGGAAAGACTATAGGAGCAGGTACGCCTATACATGATGCAGATCCTTACATGCGGTTATGCAAAGAGTTTGGAGCTTACGAGATACCGCTTACAGAGGAGAGCTTTCCCGATAGATTTACAAAGGGTTATATCGAGAGAAAGAGGAGAGCCTATACAAAGCTTGGGAGAGAGACGGATTGGTTAAGGGAGTTCGAGCTTAAACTTGTAGATGATGAGAATAGCCTGTTTGATCTATCAAAGGTAGATATTATGTCCATGGATGATTTTGCCCTTATAGAGGGTAAGCTTACTTTCGCCCTTGCTTGTGACCTTGCTATATCACAGCAATCAGGAGCCGATTACAGCGCATTTACTGTCATAGGTATAGATGAGGTAGGGAGGAGGTATGTTTTGCCCTATAGGGAGCGTTTAAAGCCTTCAGAGAGTGCCTATAAGATATTAGAGTTACAGTCACGGTATGCTATTGACAATGTAGGTGTAGAGAGCGGAGCAACGTATGATGCAATGATAGAGCACCTTGATAAGCTTATGATGGAATATCAATCTTTCTTTAGTGTGGAACCATTATCACATGGAGGTATCAACAAGCACAGTAGGATTAAGATTTTGGAGCCCATTGTATCAACGGGTATGCTTACGGTTATAGACACAGGAGAAGGATCAGAAGATTTATTGGAGCAGATGAGATTAACAGATAATGTTTCTATCAATGCACAACATGATGATGTCATAGATGCAACGGCTTATGCTGCACGGATGGCTAATAGTATTAGTATCAGTTATTTAGGAGATGATGATGATTAAGACAGAAGGACTATTTAGAAAGCTTAGAGAGATTAAGAATGGAGCACAGGATGCACATTCGGAAGCACTTGCTAGGATATCAGAGTATAGGAGTATGTATTACAACGAGCCAACAGAGGTAAATCTATTTAGGAAGGAGTCAGTTCACGGAGAGGCACTTGTTAAAGATGTTATGCGTACTGTAGAAGGGGCTATTCCCTCATTGGTTCAGCCCTTTATAGGTAAGGATATCGTAGACCTTAAGGGGTCAGATGGTAGTGGGGAAACAGATGAGATTATAAGAGAGATAGAGTATAGTATCAATCATACATGGAATAGGAAACATAACCCCCTAGAGTCAGCAGAGGTATTAGCACGTTCCATGCAGGTAGATGGTACAACGGTAGGTAAAGTGGGATGGGATAGTGATGGGTTCCCAACATTTAAGAATGTTCCTATAGAGAGTATCATCCTTGATCCGGCAGCCTATACGATGGATGATAGTAGGTTTGCTATTGAGGTTAGGAAGGTAACGATATCAGAAATATTAGCCAACCCTTTATGGTTCGGGAAACATACATTGGAGGAGCTTGTTATTGCTAGTCATACAGGAGAGGGAGAGTTCGACCCGGACATGTACGATAGAGCAGGGCAGGATGATGCTTTTGATATGGGACAGCGAGCCAATGATATTGTGGAGATCTTTGAGTTCCATGGGCTTATTGATATTGATGGTTCAGGTGTATCAAAACCTATCGTAGGTATATGGTCAGACGATATGGATCTTAATGCTTTCGATAGCCCTTATGCAACATCAGGCTTTTGGAACCCCTTTGAGTTAGGAGTGTATATCAGAAGACCGTGGACTCTTTATGGTTCCTCTGTAGCCCATCTTATAGGGGAACATCAGGAAACCCGTCAGAAGCTATTGAGGGGTGTCTTAAAGTCACTAGATAACAGTACATCAGGTCAGGTCTTTGTAAAGAAGGGAGCTCTTGATGCTATTAACTTTAAGCGTTATGTTAAGGGTCATCGTGTAGTAGAAGTTAATGGTGGCAATAATGATAGCCTTGGTGATAAATTCTTTACGGGACAATATGATCAGCTCCCATCGGATATACTTGCCCTCATGGATAAGTACGAGACGGAGGAGGAGAACCTAACAGGGATTACTAAATATTCTGTAGGTTCAGATAGTAGAGCACTAAACCAAACAGCAACAGGTGTTTCTATTATCAGCTCCATGTCACAGAGAAGGCTTGTGTTTATTACACAGCATATCAGCTCCATGTTAGCTAGAGTATTTAAGAAGTGGGTTCTTTTGATTGGTTCCCATAAGTTCGGAATGGACTTATCAGATATTGATGTTTATGTACGGGCAGGAACAGCAGGGATCCAGGCAAAGAAAGGTCAGGATATAACAGCCATGCTATCAGCTATTTCCCCTTATGTAGGTTCAGGGATGATTGATGGTCATATCATTACAACACTTGTAGCAGATCTTGCAGAGACGTTCGAGCTTGATACAACAGCGAAGAAGATAAGAGATTATGCACTTGAGGTAGAGAATCAAAAGAATGACCCAGAAGCACAACAGGCAATGCAGCAGGAGAATCAGGTTACGCAAGAGATAGCGTTACAGAAGGAGATTGCTATTATCAGGAAGGACGAGTCCATAGCAGACCGTAACCGAGCAGTAGCAGAGAACCAGAAGATTGATGCAGCACGGAAGATGTATCAGCCCATTAATCAGGAGAAGAGCTAATGATGACGGAAGCAGAGAACAGGATTATAGAGCACGGTAAGCAAGTAGAAAGGCTTATGGGTAATAAGGACTTTAAGGAGGTGATTCTAGGGGCTTTTATAGAGAAGCAGGGTCTAGATATCGTAAAGTCTTTTGATGGCTCCAAGGAGCAGCTAGATAGCCTTATAGCTATAGAGAGGCTATCAGGCTATTTGAGTAGAAGTATTGATAATGCTAGAATGACGCTAGAACAACAAAAACACAATAAAGGATTGTAATGTCGGAAACTATGATGGACGCTATTGATGATAACCAAGAGGGAATCGAAACGATTGACCCTATTGATCAGCAAGAGGCGAATCAAGAGAATGATGTATGGGCAGAGGATTTTGATATGGATGATATTCCAACGGTAGAAGATAATTCAGGTGATGATGTCACAGAGGATGATTCTATTGCTGTAGAGAGTACCATAGAGGATGATGATGCAATTGGACCGGAGTATATTACGCATGGTCTAGGAGAGCTAGATTCCCCTTTAGTCGTAAAGGTAAAGGGAGAGATATATGATTTAAAAGATCTTGATCAGATCCGTGATCTTGTGGAGAGAGGCTTTATGGCAACTCAGAAAACACAGGAGCTTGCGGACATGCGTAGGCAAATGGAGATGGAAAAGAACCCCGGTCTTACACCGGATGATTATATAGAGCTAGAGGCTGTTAACGAGGTAGAGCAATTATCGCAGGAGATCATATCCAACGGTCACGGGGAAATGGCTTCAGAGGCTTTATCCCTTATGGATCAGGGTGATCTAGAGAAGATATCACGGGATCCATCAATGATGCGAGCCCTTATAAAAGATCTAGATAGTGGTGTCCTTAATGCGATTATGCCAAGCCTAAAGCGTAGTATTACAATTGATGGTATGTCCTTTCAGCAGGCTTATGTAAGAGCTGTTACTTCTGCAATGGAGAAACAAGAGCAGCGTGACGTAAGCCAACAGCGTATGGCAGCAGAACCAAGAGGTGGATATTCCATGGATCAGAAAGTAACAGATCCGTGGGATATTTCAACAGAAGAATTTAACGGACTAATGTCCACAAGAAGGAAATAATATGGCTGGTTATAATAGTTACACAACAGGAAGATCAAACAACACAACAGATGCAAAGACAGGGCTTAACACTAAAGAGTGGTATGACCGTAACTTGCTAGAGAATGCTAGAGAGAAGTTTATCGTTTCTAGATTTACTGCAAAGAAGAGTACACCAAAGTATAATGGTAATCAGGTTATCTTTTCTTATTACAAACATATCCCTATTTTTGATACACCGCTTGTAGAGGGTGCTGCTCAGGGTAATGGTGCAAAGCTTGAGAAGGTTAATATTAAGACAAAGCTTGATGTTTACGGAGAATTTGTTCCGTTTACAGATGACCTTGATATCTACGGAGAAGATGGGGCTACCTTTAAGAAGGATGTTACATCAAACCTTGGAGGAGCTGCTGGTCAAACACAGGAGACCCTTATCTTCGCTTCTATTGCAGCAGCAAACACTGTTATTGCTTTTAACAGTGATGTTCCTACTACGCTTGATGATGCTGAAGAGAGCATTAGAATGGCTATAGGTACAAAGTTTACTACCATGATTACTGGTTCTACAAAGTATTCTACAGAGCCTATTGCTCCTGCTTATGTTGGTTTCGTATCCGTAAAGGGTGCTAGAATCGTTAGAGCAGCTTCTGGCTTTATCCCTGTTAGAAAGTATGGCTATAGTGATGGTCTTCTTCCTAACGAGATTGGTTCCTACGAGGGGATCCGTATCTGCGAATCTACACTGGTTCCAAAGAAGGCTACTAAAGAGCGTATGCTTGTCCTTGCAGAGGAAGCAGTTGCAGAAGTTGGTATTAGAGGGAAGCGTAAGATTGAGACGATTATCAAAGAGCTAGGAAGTGCTGGAACAGGTGATGCCCTTAACAGAAACGGTGCTGTTGGTTCTAAGTTTAGAATGGCTGCTGTTGTCCTTAGAGAAGATCATGTATGTGATGTTGCTCTAGAGGCGTAATAGAGGCTTTATAGTGCCTAGGTATCCTACGGGATGCCTAGTTACCGTTAAGGCTTTAAACGGGCTCCTAGAGTGTTTAGAGACCACAAAACAAAAGGATGTATTATGGCGGAGAAGATAGCAAAACTAGAGAACACAAAGTTTATTGAAGTGGTTGTTACTAATAGGAATACAGAATCAGAAACTAGATCAACATTTGTAGGCGGTAATAATATTGTCATTGATGGATCCAAGGAGATTAAGCACTATACAGTTCAGCTAGAGGAGAAGGTATCATTGCCGGAACCATTTGTAAAGCAGCTAGAGGATAGAGCGTATAT